GGAGGAACGGAGGCGAAAGGAGGCGGCCGTCGTGTTTTACCATAGACCTGAAAACCTCTGGAAGGATTTCGTGGTCGAGAGCAAGACTGAAAGCACGACAAGCCGAGGACGCGCGGCAAATTCCTATGATACCGAGCACCCCGAATACATCCACGCCATATTGTGCGGCGCCACTCCCAGCGAGAAATTGAAATACCACCAGATGGGACACCCGATAACCCACGTTATAAGCCACCGAGGAAAGCCGAAAGCCAAAGAAGGCGACCGGCTTATACTCCAAAATCGCGCATTTTATGTGCAGGGCGTGGACGATCCGGGCGACCAGGGACTCTGGGCAATTTACTACGCGGAGGAAAGGAGCGACGCTCACGATGGAAATCAACTGGAGTAAGCAAGAGGCGGCGGTACAGAATCGCATCAAGGAAGCCGTGAGAGACGCCAACACGAAGGCACAGTCGTGCGCCGTCCGAGCTTCCAACCACCTACGCAATGCCGCCCTGACAGTCCTTCGAGGACAGCGCAGCGGCAGGCGGTACAAAAAGCCGCACACCAAGACCTACTACACCGCATCGGCGCCGGGAGAGCCACCGGCGGTACGGACCGGAATGCTCCGCATGAGCTGGGGCATGAAAGCCGAGGGCGACGGCAAGGGCAACTACACAGCCGGAATCTACACCGACGTGCCCTACGCAGAAGACCTCGACACCGGCACACCGGGCGGAAAGATAAAACCACGTCCGTACAAAGACAAGATAATCGAGACCGCCAAGCCGAAGGTCGTCTCGGTTTTTGCAGAGCTCGAAACAAAGTGAGAGGAGGAAAGCCATGTCGATAACCACAAACACCACCGCGCCGACATTCAACAGCGCGAAGGTTCAGAAGGGCGACTTCATCAGAGCGAAATACCGCTCCTGGGAGAAGCCGCACAACGGTCTCGTAGCAAACGTGACCGAGGACGAAATCCGCGTCCTTTACGTGCCTGACATCGGGAACGTGACGAACTACTTCGTCATTCCGATCGCAGAGGTTGCAGAAGGACTCTGGACGCTTTCGGTCAGCGCCGATATGGAGACCGTGGAGACGGAGGGCGGAAACGATGACGCTTGAAGACTTAATCTACCAGCGACTGACACAGCACCCCTCCCTCATTAAGAAGCTGGCGAAATATGCCGGCAACCCGGCGGTATTCTTTCAGAGTGCGCCGGACGACAAGGCACAAGGCTGGAAAGGGCGCGTGCAATTCCCACGTATTGATTACGTCGTGGATCTGCAGCACAACCCAGAGAGAAAAACCAGCGGCTCCCTCACCCTGAACATCTGGAGCACAGAAGAAGCAGGCGTAACGCCGCCGGAGGAACTGGAGCCGATCGTGCGCCAGCTCTTATGCGGCGTTTTTCTAAAGCCGCAAGACGCTCCCCCTTATGCTTTGTCATGGGCAAGGAGTGAACCGTTCGACGCACCCAGAGAAGGCGGCGACGGAATCGTCATAGGTGCAACGATCATCTTTGACGTTTTCGCGTTCCCTTCCCAGGTCACAACGGATCCCGACCCCATTCTGGCAATAAACCACTTCGCAAAACAGCTGATACCGTGCGCCACCGTCATCGGCAAGGACGACCTCATGGCAGAGACCGTCCCGACGGAAGAAAAGCCGGCGCTTTATTTCCGACTGGAGACCATCAGAAACCAGCGAGAGACCAACACCGTCGCATGGATGGACGCGGTCATCGCAGGTCACGTCTTCGCCGGAGGCGAGGAGACCACCTGGATCAGAGCCATCGTAGACGCGCTGGCGCTGAACGGAGAGGTAACGATGCTCGACACGTCCCCGATGTTTATCACAACGCTGACGGCAGACAGCACCCTCAACGCCACATCTGCAGGACAGCTCCGGATCGGCGTCCGCTTCGGACTTTTGCGAAGGAAACCACTACCCCATGTACTGCACAACGCAAACATGGAGCAAACCAAAGGAGGCGACTAATATGGCAGCAAAAAAGACACCCGAAGTCGTCCAGGAACCGGAATACACCGTGGAGGAATTCGCGGCGAACCCTTCCGCAGTCTTCGGCGAAGCCATATCGCCCGATATCGTAACAGCAGCGCTGCGTGTGGCGGGCGTTAAGAAGACCACAAAGAGCGCAGCAAAAACCATCATCAACAAATTCAGATCGAAGGAGGTCAAGTAACCTATGGGAACTTTCACTATTGGAGAAACCAAAGTCCGCCCTGGCGAGTACCATCGCTTTGAAAATGCTGGCGGCATTCCCACCGCAGGTGCGACCAACGGAATCGTAGCTGGCGTAATTCGCGCCAACTGGGGACCGCTCAACAAGGCGGTAGTTTTCGATCCGAGCACAGACGTGAAGGCAGTCTTCGGCAAGGGACAGACCGAAGACCTCATCAGCGCAATGTTCGAGGAAGGAAACTCGAAGGGATACTTCGTCCGCTGCGGTACCGGTGGTACCTACGGCTCCATCACGCTGAAGGACAACGCAGCCGAGCCAGCTGACGCCGTGACGATCACGGCTAAATACGTCGGCGACCGCGCGTTCACCGTCAGCATCAGAGACAGCTTGACAAACGACGCAAAGAGAGAATGCATCATCTACGACGGCACTACCGAATTTGAGAAGATCGAATTCGCAAAGGGTGCCGAAGGCGGCGAAGCAGCTGCTCTTGTTGCGGCTTTTGCAGCTTCCGAAAACTTCACAGCACAGAAGGTAGCCGACGGATCCGGCGCTCTCGCCTCTGTAACGCAGTCCGCGTTCACAGCCGGCACTAACCCGACCGTAAACACCGAGGCATACTCCACCGCCCTCAACGCGCTGGAACCTCACGCCTTCAACGTGCTCTGCGTAGACACCGAGGACGTAGCCGTCCATGCGGTCGTTCACTCTTTCATCAAGAGAACCTACGCAGCTGGCTCTTACCCCATGACTGTCCTTTCCGAAAAGTCCAGCGCCGAAAACACCCTCGACGTGAGAATGCAGCACGCTGCAGCTTTCAACGACGCGAAGATCATCTACGTGCTGAACGGCGGCGAAGACACCAGCGGTAACAAGAAGGAAGGCTACATCAACGCTGCCAGAATCGGCGGCATTATCGCGGCCGTTCCTTCCAACCAGAGCGTAACTCACTACGTCGTGAGCGGCTACGCAGACCTTGCGGAAACCCTCACCAACACGCAGATCGAGAAGGCGCTCCTCTCCGGCTGCATCGTTCTGACAAAGAACAGCAGCGGCCAGGTATGGATCGAGCAGGGCATCAACACCCTCATCACTCCTTCTGGCAACGAGGACGAAGGCTGGAAGAAGATCCGCCGCGTAAAGACTCGCTTCGAGCTTATGCAGCGCATCGGCGACACCACCGACGCCCTCATCGGTAAGATCAACAACGACACCGACGGCAGAGCCGCTATCGTAGCAGCTGGTCAGTCGGTAATCGACACCATGATCGCCGAAAAGAAGCTCGCTCCCGGCTCTATCATGACCGAGGACAGCGCAAATCCTGCGAAGGGCGACAGCGCATGGTTCGTCATCGCGGTAGACGACATCGACAGCATCGAGAAGATCTACCTGACCTACCGCTTCCGCTTCTCCGCAAATTAACGAAGGGAGGACACCTAAATGCTTAATCAGAGAGGACCGATCGATACCAGAAAGGTATTGACCGGCAAAGACGGCGCTCTTTACAACGACGCAGGCGTGATGCTTGCGACCGTGGAGAGCTTCCAGGCGCAGGTTAACGTAACCAACGCCAAATACCAGCCGCTCGGCGACGCGCAGGAGCATGAAGCCTTCCAGGCTTACTCCGTAACGCTTACCTTCTCCCAGATCGTCATCGAGGACGACGCATTCATCGTCGAATTCATGAACGCTTTGAAGGAGGGCACCATGCCGAGCTGGAACTTCCAGGGGCTCATGAAGGGCAGAAACGGCTCGGAGCAGCGCATGAACTACCGTTCTTGCGTACCTTCCGGCACTATCGACCTTCAGAACGTCACAGTCGGAGACATTCTCAAGAGAGCGTGGAACTTCTTCGTAAACGAACCCCCTGCTCTCCAGAAGCTGCTCACCGCAGATTGATAACAATCGCCCCATAACAACCGGCAGGGGCGGGTAAAACTGCCCCTGCTTATTTTTTTATAACGAAAAGGAGGACACGACCATGTCTGAAACCAAGAAAAACACAGCCATCGAAGAAGTCGAGATGGACAAAGAAACCAACGAAGGTATCATGAGAACCTACGAGGACGACATCCTCGGCGGCTTGCTTGCCGCAGCTGACTACATCAACGATGAGGACGAAATCGTACCCATCGAGATCGCCAGAAACGGCGTCGTTTTGATTAAATTCCGCATCAGACCTCTCTCCGAAGAGGAGTACGTCAAGTGCAAGAACCGCCACACCAAGTACATCCGCAACAAGCAGATCGGCATCAAGATCCCCGAAGACACCGACACCGCTATGTACCGCAACGCCCTCATTTACCAGGCAACCATCCCGGAAGACCGCGAGAAGGTCTGGGACAACAAGGCAGCGTGGAAGAAGCTCGACGTGCTCAACGGAACCGAACTCATCGGCAAGGTGCTCAAGGCTGGCGAAAAAGACGCAGTCTGCGACAAGATCGACACCATCAGCGGCTACAGCGCTATGGCTGAGGAAGTCGCAAAAAACTAATACTGGCCGGAGGCAAGGCGACGGTTCTCCATCACATTTTTCAAAGGCAAGGGATAACACCGGACGAAGTGATGGCGAAACCGCCCGGCGTCCGTGCCTTTATGTTCGCATCCACCAGAGTCCAGGTGGAAGCGGAAAATAACAAGCTTCATGGAGAGGAGGAATCGTAATGGCAGCTGAAGCATTCCGAATCGAAATACCCATTCACGTCGAAGACAAAACCGACCCCGGCGTCAGCAAGGCGACGGAGAAGATGAACAAATTCGACAAGCAGAATGAGAAGACCAAGAAGCGGCTCGATCAGATGAACAAGACGAAGTGGCAGGTCGCCATCGAAGCGGTCGATAAAGTGACCAGCGTCGTGAGTAAGATCGGAACCACCGTCAGGGGCGTCGCTGGCAGGGCGTGGAGCTTCACGATGGGCGTCGTAGATAAAGTCACGGCACCCGTCAAGAAGATGATATCCGTCCTGGGCGATATGCTCGGCATTTCAACAGCCGTCTCGACAGTCCTCGCGGGTCTCTCGATCAAGAACGCATTAGAGGCGTCCGCCGAATCCTCCCGAATGCTGACACAGCTGCAAGTGTCGGCAAAGAACATGGGAATTGACGACAGCGGAATCCAGAAGATCCTGGATAAAGCCTCGCAAATCCAGCAAACCACGATGTACTCGGATGACGCAATGACCGGCGCAGCTGCCGAACTTGCGACGTACTTCGAGGACACCGAAGCCATCACCCGAATGATGGATACCGTAATCGACTACGCAGCCGGTATGTCCGGAGGCGTGGAACTTTCCACGGAGGAAATCATCGACTACACCACCAACCTCGCGAAGATGACCACCGGAGCCTACGACGCAATGACGAAGAAAGGCTTCGAGGTAACCGACGCCCAGAAGAAGATCCTCGAAACCGGCACCGACATGGAGAAGGTAGCCGTAATCGAGAGCATCATCCAGGAGAACTGGGAAGGAATGGCGCTCGCTATGAGCAACACCCCGACCGGACAGCTCACCAAGATGAAGAACTCCTTCGGCGACATCAGCGAAATGATAGGCGACAAATTATCCCCAGGGGTAACAAGCCTCTTCAGGATGCTGAACAACAAGATGCCGACCATCTCCAAACTCCTCGAAGGCGGCGCAGAAGCAGCCGGAGCGTGGCTGGAGGAATTCATGCCAACGCTTGAGGACTGGATCGACAGCGCCATCGAGTGGGTGGACAATTTCGGAAAGCGCGTAAGCGAAGTACTGGGCAGCGACGAATTCAAGAAAGCTGACTTCTTCGGAAAAGTCAAAATCGCGTGGAACAAGATCATCGCGGAACCCTTCAGCGAATGGTGGGAAAGCACCGGCAAGGCGTGGTTCGCGGAGAAAATGAACGGAGTCGGCGAAGCCATCGGCTCCGGACTTACAGTAGGACTGCTCGCACTCCTGGGAATCGACCTGGACAAAACCCTTCAGGACGGCACCAGCGTGGGCGGAGCGTTCATCGAAGGCTTCAAGAAAGGCTTTGACACCGAAAAAATCACCGAGGCATTGAAGGAATGGGCAGACAACAACAAGGAAGTCGTGATAGGCATCGGCGCCGTGGTAGGTTTCAACCTTATCACCGGAATCGCCGGCAAGCTCAACGACCTGATCTCCCTCTTCAGAAAGGACAGCGGCGGATCCTCCGCAGCTGACACCGGAGCGCTCGGCTCAATGACGGTAACAAGCACGACCACGACCGTCAACGGCAACGTGGTCAACGTTTACGGTGCAACCGTGAACAATGCAACCAGCGGCAGCGGAGTAGGCACTGCGCTGAAGAATCTCTTGCCTTCTCTGGCAGGCGGAGCAGCAGGAACCGGGCTCCTTCTCGGCGGCGGGAAAACCATTGCAGGACTTCTCGGAAGTGGCGGCACTAAAGTTGCAGGACTTCTCGGAAGTGGTGCAACCGCATCATCAGCAGGTGGCGGATTGCTCTCCTCCGGAAGCTGGTTGACAAAATTGCTCGAACTCGGGTCTAAATCGTCCGTATACAGCTCAAGCGGAAAACTTATTTCTGTTCAGGGCGGCGTAGGCGGTTTCCTTTCAAAAATCGGAAAAGTCGCAGGAAGAGCTTCTGCAGGAATTGGTGCCGCTATCGAAATCGGAACTGACGCATACAAAGGATACACCAACTCAAAAAGCAAAGGTGAATCTAACGGAGCCGCAATCGGAAAGGGCGCCCTTAAAGGATTTTTGACAGGAGAATACGAGGATCTTAATGGTCCCTGGGAACGCATATGGGCAAACCTCAAAAACGGAGGAAAAGGAGCGCTAATAGGTACAGCCTTCGCTCCTGGCTGGGGCACCTTAATCGGCGCCGCTGCCGCACAAACCGCGAATGGAATCGCGCAAGGCATCGATAGCGGTTTTTTTGCCAACATATGGGAAGGTACCAAAAAATTCTTTGTAGAAGACCTGGGTAAATTCTTCACGCAAACCATCCCGAAAGGCTGGAACAGCTTCTGGGGAGCAATCTCGAACTTTTTCACGACCACAATCCCGACCTGGTGGGGCGGCTTGAAGGAGAAGGTCTCGACCTTTTTCACAGAGACGATCCCGGAGAAATGGGACGAAATGTGGGAAGGAATCGGCGCCTTCTTTACGGAAGACGTGCCATACGCCATAGGCTACGCCTGCGGTAAGATCGAGATCTTCTTCACCGAGACAATCCCCGGCTTCTTCGGAGACCTCTGGGACGGAATCAGCACGTTCTTCTCCGACACGCTCCCGACCTGGGCAAGCAACGTCTGGAATAACCACATCGTCCCATTTTTCACAGAAACCATCCCCGAATTCTTCGGCGGAATTTTTGAAGCCATCGGAACCTTCTTCACCGATACCCTTCCCACCTGGGCGTCGGACGTTTGGAACAATTCTATCGTTCCATTCTTCACCGAAGACATTCCGAACTTCTTCAGCGGCCTGTGGAATTCAATATCAACATTTTTCACGGACACCCTGCCGACGTGGGCATCGGATACGTGGAATAACCATATTGTGCCCTTCTTTACGGAGAGCATTCCGTCCTTTTTCTCAACGCTCTGGAACTCGATCAAGACGTTTTTCACAGAGACGCTGCCTACCTGGGCAAGCAACATCTGGAACAACAACATCGTGCCGTTTTTCACGGAGACAATCCCTGGCTTCTTCTCAAGCGTATGGGAAGCCGTGAAGAAATTATTCACAGAGGCGATCCCAACCCTGGCATCGAACATCTGGGGAGCCATCAGCGGATGGTTCAGCAGCATCGGCGACTGGTTCGGAGACGTATGGGACAAAGTGAGCGGCTTCTTCGGAGCCGGCTATAACGACGCAAAGGGCAAGCACGCATGGGGCGGCATTATGCACTCCCCACACGTGGGACTTGTCGCAGAAGACGGACCCGAAGCAATTATTCCTCTTTCGCCCAGCAAGAACGCAAGAGGACTCGACCTCTGGATGAGAGCCGGCGAACAGCTCGGCGTCAGACCTTACGCAGAAGGCGGAATCGTGGGAGACATCCCCGAAGACATTCCGGTGACAACCTTCAGCGGATCCGGCGGAGGCAACAACGTCGAAATCAAGGTAGAGGTCAACCCGCAATTTGTAATCGAAGCCAGAGACGCAGGCTTTGATGGCGAGAGCTTGATCGCCGTCATCAAGGCGCACATCCGCGAAATGGTGGACGACATCGGCGATGAGCTGGCAGACCGCCTCGCTCGCGTCTTTGCAAATATGCCTGTGAAGGGAGGAGCGTAACGCATGGACTTATACCTGACCGAAAAAGACACCGGCTGGAGACTTTCATGGTGCCTCCTCCCGGAAAAGGTGAAAGCGAAGGCAGACAGCGACTTCATCACCTACAAATTCATCAACATCGGCGAAGTTAAAATACCGAGTGGCCAGAAGCTCCGCACATTCTCCTGGAGTGGAACATTCCCAGGACCGGCGATGCGTCAGATGCCGTTTGTAAAGACGGCGCTCTACCATTCACCGAAGGAAATGATATCCACCATCGAGAAGTGGAGAACAAACCGCACGGAACTGGTTCTGATGCTTACCGAGACACCGATATACGCCAACGTTTATCTGAAGTCCTTCACCTACGAGCCAACAGGCGGCGTGGGCAATTACGACTACACGATAGAATTCATCGAGGCGAAGTCGGCGACGGTTTATACCATCACGGAAGCGCAGACCACCCAGAGCGCCCAGAATTCGAACGTAGCGAGCGGATCGAGACCGACGACTAATTCTACCAACACCCCGACAAAATCGGAGCAGACGAAGACGTACACGGTCAAGAAGGGCGACTGCCTCTGGAACATCGCAAAGGCGAAGCTGGGAAGCGGAGCCAAGTACACGGCAATCTACGCGCTGAACAAAAAGACGATAGGATCAAACCCGAACCTCATCAGACCGGGAATGGTTCTGCTCTTGCCTTATTAAGGAGGTGCAGCACGGATGATTGACGTCAGCAAAATCACATACAAGACCTATCTGCTCCGGGAGAACGGCGAGCAGCTGGACATCACCGGAGCCTCAACAGACGTCGGCTGGGAGGAAAACGAGGGAGAGCTCGCACAGCGTGTCTCCCTCAACCTCGCCAACGTCGTCCACAAAGGCAGCAGAATGTCGACCCTGGCAAAGCCGAACTGCTACATCATCGTCAAAGCCGAATACGGCGGAGAATCTGAAGAAGTAGCAAGAGGCAAGATCACGGACTGGGCACCGGCGCGCTCCAGCACGTCGGACGCCCTCGACCTTCTCGGCTATGACGAATTATTCGACCTGCAGGGATCGCAAGACAACCGATACATCAGCGCAGGCGTAGGCACCAAAACCGCCCTGATGGGGATATTCAACGACTGGGGAATCCCGGTGGAAAAGTACGAAGGACCGGACGTCTCGCACGCGAAGACCACCTTCAAGAACGAATACCTATCAGACATCGCCCTGGAGCTTCTGGAGACCGCCCATAAGCACGGAGGAGCAGACTGCATCATCCGCGCCAGGAAGGGCAAGGTCTCGGTCGTTCCGAAAGGCAGCAACTCAACCATTTACTGCTTCGAGGAAGAGCGAAACCTCGAACTGACCAAGTACAAGATCAGCACCGGGGACATGGTAACGGTCGTCAAAGTCGTAGCTTCAGAAGACGACGACGGCCGCCAAGCGGTAGAAGCCATCATCAACGGCAAGACGGAGTACGGCAAGCGCCAGAAGATCTACGTCCGCGATGATGACGACTCCCTGGCGACCGCCACAACTGCCGCAAAGGAGATCCTCAAAGAAGAAGGCGAACCGGAAGAGACAATGAACTTCAAGGCACCAGACATCCCCTGGCTCCGTAAAGGAGACAAGGTGAAGGTGACCGCCCGCGTTTTCACCGGGTACGCTCTTGTCGTTTCCATTCAGCACAACGCCTCCAACAAGTCCATGAGCATGGGACTGGTGAAATACAACGCAGACGCCATCAAAGGCAGCGGCGCCGTACAATCCACAACCACCAAGAAGGACTACAAGGTCGGCGACATCGTCAACTTCAACGGAGGAAACCACTACTACACGTCGCAGGACGCAAGTCCGCGCGGCGGCAATAGAACCGGCGGCAAAGCAAAAATCACCGTCGTAGCAAAAGGAGCCAAGCACCCATACCACCTCATCGGCGGCGCTTATAACAACGTCGGCGGCAGCAGTAACGTCTACGGCTGGGTAGATGCTGGCTCGTTCAGTTAAGGAGGCGAGGACATGGACGAAGGAATGAACAAGCTCGCAAGAGTGCTCCACGGAAGGATGAAAAGCGAAAGAGAGGCGTTCTCCGCCCTCCCGCTTGACTTCGGAGAAATCCAGAAGGACTACAGCCTCCTCACCAACACATACCCGATACCGATCCCGAAAGCGGACTACCTCGTTCTCGAAGACTTAACCCTCGGAGAGACCGGGACGAAGCTCACAACAACCACCCAGAACGGCGCACACACCCACGGCAACAACGGAAGCCACGGAGGACACGTAGGCGGCGACGGATCCCATGAGCACGAAAGCAGCGGAACCCACAGCCACACCGTCCTCATTCCTGAAAAGCTCCGCTGGCTCAAGCCTGGCGACCGCGTCCTGGTGGCGTGGGTGCAGCACGACGCCATCGTCGTGGGAAGAGTCCGCCCGGCGACTGACATCGGATAGGAGGCGAAATCATGGCAGAAAAGAACCTATTCCCCGTCTTTGACGTGCCGGAGATCTCGGCGCCGACGCAGAGTGAAACGCGAACGTACAAACCGAGCGTATTCTTCGACTACGACAAGGGCGACTTCAGGCTTGATGGTGCCCATAAGATGACCGCCTCCACCGGCAAAGAAGCCTATATGCAATGGTGCCGCAAGGTCGTAATGACCGAGCGCGACGCCTGCCTCGCTTACAGCACAGACATCGGCATCGAAGGAGAGGCGGCGCTTGCAGAGGGCGACCACGCCGCCGTGGAATCGGCACTCGAAAAAACCATCACAGAGGCGCTCATGGTCAACACCCACACCGAGTACGTCCGAGGCTTTGAATTCAGCTGGAGAGCAGACGCTCTCTACATGGCATTCACAATCAAGGGCAAGGAATGGGAAGAAGAGACGATCAGCGTCTTATACCCAACGTAAGGAGGAAGAAGCATGGCAACAAATACCACATTCGTCCCGCCCGCCTGGCTGGAAGGTCAGGACGCGGAGACGATCCACGCGCGAATGATGCAAAACCTCCCTGACGACATCGACGACACCGAGGGCGGATTTCCGTGGGACTTCACGAAGCCGGCGGCGCTGGAAAAAGCAGAGCTGCTCGAATTCCACATGATGGAGACCACCAAAATCATGCACTATATGTTCTCCTACGGAATCTACCTCGACTACCACGCAAAAGCGGTAGGCATCACCAGAAAGGAAGCGAGCCGTGCTTCAGGAAACCTGCAGATCACCGGCTCACCCGGTACGGTTATCCCGAACGGTTTCCTTTTTGCCGTTCCGGCATCCGGAGACACAGCGGCGATCACCTTCCACACAACCGAAGAAGCGACCATCAACACCGACGGCGAAGCGACGGTACCTATCCAGGCAACCGAAACAGGTCCCATCGGCAACGTGGCCGCAGACACCATCATCATCATGGTGTCGCCTTCCATTTCAGGCATCGAGAGAATCACCAACCTCGAAAGCACCAGCGGCGGTGCAGCTGAAGAGGACGACGAATCGCTCCGCAGCCGAATCGGCGAAATTTGCGAAGCGTCGGACGCCTCCTTCGTAGGCTGCGACAATGACTACTCCCGCTGGGCGAAGGAGATCAACGGCGTGGGAGACGTTATCGTCATAGCAGAATGGAACGGACCCGGCACCGTGAAGGTCGTCGTCATGGACGCCAACGGACAACCGGCGAACGCCAAGATCATCGAGGACGTGGAGAACCACATCGTGGCACCGAACGACCGGAAAGCCAGACTGGCTCCGATCGGCGCAACGGTAACCATTACCGCCCCGACAACGGTCGACGTCGACGTCTCCTGCGACCTTACCATCGCAACAGGCGAAGACTACACCGCAATCGTGGCAAATATCGGAGAGAGCCTGAAGGACTACTTCGAGACAGCACAAAAGGAAGGCGTTATCAAGCGCAACCGCATCGGCTCGATTATTATCGGCACCGACGGCGTAGCGGACTACGCCAACCTCACGCTCAACGGAGAAACCGGCAACATCACCCTCGCGCTGGATGAATACCCGAACATCATCGGGCAGTTTGCAACTGCAGTCAGCGCCACGGAGGTGTAAGCGATGGACAAAAACTTCGATATAGAACACTTCCCGACAAAAGAAAGCGCCAAACGCATGATGAGCCGTGTATCGCCGATTTATGAGAATTCATACGTCGGCAAGTGGCTCTTCGAGGTTATGGGCATTGAGATGGACCAAGCACGACAACTCGTGGAAAGCCTCCGTCAGCAATGCTTCCTCGAACAATGCACCTGGGGCATCAGATACTGGGAGCAGCGGTACGGATTAGAGGTTGACGAAACCAAAGACCTCGAAACCAGACGCGCAGCGGTCATCGCAAAGCGAGGACGCAAGCAACCGATAACCCCAGCCGCCCTGGAAGACATTCTCGAAGCTCTCACCGGCAGAACGGTGGCGGTGGACGAAGACAACGGCAGCTACGCCTTCAAAGTTTCCATCGAGGAAGGAACCTCGATCGTGGACTACACGGCGATCATCAAGAAGATAAACACCGTGAAACCGTCCCACCTCACGTACAGCATCGAGCTGGCGCGAAAAGGGACGCTGACTCTTCACATCGGAGTAGCCAGCTACCAAGAGAAAAGCGTGATAATCTCGGAATTCGACCAGACAGGAATCAGCGATGTAACAACCCTTACGGACGAAAACGACGAATATCTGTGCGACGAAGACGGAAACATCTTCGTCGACGAAGAATAAGGAGGCGATCACATGGGACTCATCCCACAATTAACTGATGCCGGAAAAGCAATGATGATCAGAGCCATGACAGGCAGTACCCTCAACTTTACGGCAATTAAAATCGGTGACGCGAACGCCCCGTCTGCGCTGAAATCTGGCGACTACTGGTACGATACCGAAAACCAGACGCTGAACCAGTACATGGACACGTGGACGGAGAGTGCAGCGGGAATCACCGTAGGATCCAGCGAGCCGACCAACCCAGAGATAGGAGACCTCTGGTACAACCCATCCGTCGGCGCGCTTTACAAATGCACAAATGGATGGGTACAGGAAAGCGGAGCGAACATCACCTGCGCGACCAGCGCCCCGGAGAACCCGAACGTAGGCGATTACTGGTACGACACCGCGAACAACATCTTCTACGTCCGCAGCAGACTGTGGAGCAACGCCACAGGCGTCAGAATCAGCGTCAGAGCCGATGAGCCGACCAACCCATCCGTGGGTGGCTACTGGTACGACACAACGGAAGAGAAGCTGAAAATCTGCTCCGGAGGATGGCAGGACACCGACATACCGGTAGCCGCAGAACCACCTGCAGAAGCAAAAATCGGCGACCTCTGGTATGACACCGAGAACTCCGTCCTGAAGGTATGCGGCGGCACCGAGGAGGAAAAGACCTGGAGCGGCGCCGGCAAGAACTGCCCACAGACGCAGCCAAGCTCCCCGGCATTCGGAGACGTATGGTACGACGCCGAGAATTCCGTCATTCAGGAATACAAGGCGATCTGGACAGACGACACCGAGCACAACTTCACGTATAGCCAGACGGTACCTGAAGACCCGCAGGAAGGCGACTGGTGGTATGACACCACCCTCCACGTTTACGTCCAGCAATGGACGCGAGACACCGGAAGAACGTTCACCTACGGCGCCGTAGCAGCTGCAAACGCGAAGGAGAACGACTGGTGGTACAGCACCATAAACGACACCCTCTACACCTACGGCAGAGTGATGGCGCTCGACGATACGGACACCTTCGCCTACAGCGCAACCAGACCCGCTATCGCTTTTGATGGCGACTTCTGGTATGACACCGGCCGCAACATCCTCATGGAATACGCGTCCGGCTGGTTCATCGTTGAGGACATCGCATTCACCTATGGCGCAAGCCCGGCGAGAACCCCAGATGCCGGCGACTGGTGGTACAACACATCGAGCCAGCAGCTCTACGAGTACAACGGCGCACAATGGGTAGCCAACTACGCAACGATCACGTGCTCGATTTCACAACCGAACACACCGGAAGCGCTGACAGACCTACTCGACCCGATCATGACGGCGCCCATTACGGAGATCCTCAAGGGCAGCAACTACGTCAGCTTGACGGCAATGCTCTCGAACATGGATCTGACCGAAGGCTTCAAGTGGTCGGAGACTGGCGTATTCGCCCAGATCGACAACGAAGAGCCGGAGCTTTACGCTTACTGCAACGCCGGAGATCTGTACGATTACATCCCGGACAACACCTGCGGCCGTAACATCAACGAAACGTTCACGCTCCTGGTTATGGTAGGAGACGCAGAGAGCGTCTCTGCGACCATCGGCGAGGCGTCGGTATATGCAACCAAGGCAGAACTGAACAACCACATCAGAGACAGCGAGAACCCCCACCAGGTAACCGCAGCGCAGGTCGGTCTCGGCAACGTGGAGAACAAAGCGCCGTCCGACATGACGGTGAACTTCACGGAAGCAGCCAAGCTGGAGGACGTAAAAACCGGCGAGAAACTCTCTACTCTCTTCGGCAAGATCAAGAAAGCCATCAGCACTTTGATCCTGCACCTGAAGGCGGAGAACCCTCACCAGATCACAGCCTCAAAAATCAGCGCAGCAGCCGCGAACCACGCCCACTATGTATCAGGAGTATTCACCGGAAACGGCACGCAAAAGCGCTTGATTTCTCTCGATTTCACTCCTTCGGTGGTCATCCTTTGCAACGGCAGAGGTATGACCGGCGACGACATCGACGGCGTATGCGGCGGTATTGCCGTAGGCGCACACGGACTGCGTAGCAGACAGTGCACCGTGGTCTCTCACGAAACCACATGGAGCAACTCCGACACGGCGCTGCTCATTACGACAAATGGCTTCTACGTGAACTACTACAGCTCCACCAAAGTATCAACGAACAAGAGCGGCGAGACTTATCGCTACATCGCGTTCAAGTAAAGGAGGAACCACGACATGGGACTTAAAAAGCTCACCGAGAAGAAGGTAGCTACCAACCTCCTGGACGAAGCCTACGTCGTCGTTACACAACAGATAACTGACGACCAGGGCGAAGCAAAGGAAGCCGTGCGAAGAATTCCGCTGGCGACCTTCTTCTCAACGATCGGCGCAGATGTTGACTTCGACCAAGACGAGCAGGCGCTATACCTGCTCAACCGCGACGGAGTACGCATCGGCGTCGGAACAACCATCATCGCCGGAATCACCGGACTGCAGATGTACACCGAGGAAGACGACAACGCGACACAATACCTCGTGCTTGCCGACAGCAACGGCGTAGAGCTCTGTAGAACGGAATTCACGGTAACGGGATCCGGAACAGGAACCGCGTACACCTGCCGCCTTATCAACGGCATGAGCAGCGCGAACCTTTCCGTCCCTTCCGGTCAAGGATGCTCTCTGCAGTACGAATACTACGAATACTACGGCCAGGACAGAACCACCGTAGACGCAACGGCGCAGTACTTCGTAAAGACCGGCACCAGCGACTATCAGCTGGTGAAAACCGAAAGCATCAACCAGGGCACCCACACCGTGCCCGTTTCCGAATACCTGACTACCGGCGTGAACTACTTCAAGATCCAGGTAGCCGGCGGCGAAAGCGGAACGATCAAGACGCTGACCTTCACGATTAACGTGGTGGACATCGCCCTGACTTCCACCTTCAGCGACACCCAGGCATACAGCAGCAGTATCAGCTTCTTATACCGCGTAACCGGCAAGAGCCTCAAGAAGACGATGTACTTCTACGTGGATGGCGAACTTTACGACGAAGTCGACATCGGAACCAGCCACAACGTCCAGCTCACCGAGACGCTGAACCTTGCGAGGTACGGACACGGACATCACATCATGACCTGCTACTTCTTAACCGAGGACGGCGCGAGATCTCCGGAGCTGACCTACGACATTATGTTCACCACCGGAGAGGCAGAGACGATCATCGGCTCCACCTTCTCCGAAACAGAGGTCACCTTCGGCGAGACGATAACTGCAGACTACGTAGTATTCACACACGGAAGCGACTACACGGCGGAGGTTTTACTCGGCATCTATACGCTGGACGCTGCCGGCGAGAAGCAATACTACAGCCAGACCGCACTCTCCAACGTGGTAAACCAGAGCGTGCAAAAGTGGAACATCACCGACTATCCGGAAAGCGGAAAGATCTACCTGGAGATCGCAGCAGGCACAACCGTCCGCACCTTCGAGGTAACCGTCAACGCTATCAGCGGCGACCGAGACCTCTCCGGCGTAGACACCCGACTGATCGCGGCGTTCTCCGCTTCAGGCAGAAGCAACAACGACACCGCGCGAGAGGTGCTGTCCGCAGCGTACACCAGCAAGGACAACGTGCAGACGACCATCAAGGGCGCCCTTTCCGGTTTCAACTACCGAAGCAACGGCTGGGTGAGCGACGCAGACGGCTATCCGGTATTGAGAATCAGCGGTGGCGCTTCCGCACAGATTAACCTGCCGCTTTTTGCATCCTCCTGGAGAGACGACCAGAACCAGGACATCCAGCTCGCAGGCAGTCCTACAACCGCAGGGCGTACCTTCGAGATTTCCTTCAGAACGCAGAAGGTAACGGATGAAAGCAAGAGCATCATGACGCTTTACGACGAAGACAGCGGAATCGGCGTGAAGATCTTCCCTTCGAGAGCGTACATTCTGTCCGACGCGATGAGCATCGAGCAGGACGACGAAGGAAACATCCTCAACAAGAACGCCATCCCTTACGTTCCGTACTCTTCGACACAGGGCAAGGTGCGCTTGACATTCGTAGTCGAGCAGAACGGCTACTACAAAGAAGAGGACGGCACCGCAAAGCAGCTGATCCGAATCTACGTAAACGGAGAGATGGCGTCCGCCATTCCTTACAGCACCGACAGCTTCACCACCAGCAACGCAATACCGAAGCTCGAAGCCGAAGGCTGCATCTTCGACGTTTACACCATGCGCTTCTACGACTACGCGCTGGACGACGCAGGCGTGCTGAAGAACTTCATCGCCGACCTGCCGAGCACCAGCGAGAAGATCGAGGTCTATGACGCCAACGACATCGTGGACGACAACGACGACATCGACTTCTATTTGAGCATTCAGAAGTACGCGAGCATGGTGCTGACCGGTACCCTTTCCGCCTACAAGGGCGACAAGGTGAAAATCGGCTGCCAGCTCTACAAACCGGACGGCAGCACCGAGGACGGCTACTACATCGAATGGGACTACATGGAGCAGGATGCCGAAGGCAAATACGGAAACGTGAACAACGTCCAGGGTACCAGCTCCCAGTACTACCTGAAGAAAAACTACAAGATCACCTTCTACAAGCTCGTGAACGGCGAATTCAAGAAGGTCAAGGTGGTTATTATGCCCGGCATGACACCGGTCAACACCATCTGCGTCAAGGCGGACTATATGTCCCCGGACAGCGCAAACACCGGCAACGCCAACTACTGGCAGTCTATCCTCGAAGAGCAGACCCCGCAGCAGAAGGAGAACGCGGCATATCAGACATCCATCAAGGGATACCCGATCCTGATGTTCCACCGCGAAACCGAGGGCGACACTCCGACCTTCATCGGCAGATACTGCCTGAACAATGACAAGAGCAACGCGGAAGCATTCGGTCTTGTAACCGAAGGCGACAGCGGAAACAACACCGTCTGCCAGATGTGGGAATACCTCGATAACGCCGAGGATATCTGCAACTGGAAGACCGACAAACTTCAGGAACCCAGAACGGACAAAGACGGCAAGTCCTACCCGGCATGGATGGACGCGCTGGAAAGCTCGTATCCGGACCAGGGAGACCTCGAAGACGAAGGACTGCTCCCGAACCTCGACCGTATGCAAATCACATACAGCTGGGTGGTTCAGAGAGCGAACTACCTCGCGGCAAGCAAGACCAGCGGCGGCGGCACGTACAACGGCGTGACCTACACGAACGACTACGACCTCAAGCTGGCGATCTTCAGGAGAGAATTCTCGCGCCACTTTAATGCTCACCATTTCGCGCATTACTTCATCGCCAACGAAGTACCCCTCCTTGTTGATAACTTCAGCAAGAACTTCTTCGCGGTGCCGAGAACCAACAACCAACGGATCCTCAACACCGACGGCGAGGAAATCACGGTAGCGAGCCTGATCGCCGAAGACGGATCCGTAGACATCAGCAACGTGGACTGGGAGAATTCAACCTTCGACCCCGTGTACGCGATGCTCTACGATATGGACTCCTGCCTCGCAGCGGACAACAACGGCTACGACCAATTCCCGTACTACGCGGAAATGTGGGACAGCTACAACGGCAGCAAGATCGTGAACGGCTCGGAGAATATCCTCTTCCAGCTTTGGTACGGCGCATTTTACGACGACCTCAAGAACCTTTACTGCCGCTTCAGAGACACCAGCAAGACGCTCTCCCCGGCGCTTTATATGCGTGCTCTGATCGACGACTTGACGAAGGCAATGCCGATCGTCGCCATCAACAAAGACCAGCGCTTCAAGTACATCGACGCATACGAAGGCGGCTACTTCAACTACGAGACGGAAAGCTGGCTCTACACCGCAGCCTTCATGTACCTCGTAAAGAGCACGATGGAGAGCTACCACCGCGACTTCATCACGAAGAGGTTCGCAATGCTTGACAGTAAGTACCTGGAGGACAGCTACCTGCAGGACAACTTCAACTTCAGAATCAATCGCGGCCAGAGTAACCCGGAAGACCTCGCATTCGAAATCACACCGTGCCAGGCGCTCTACTGCTACACCGAATGGGGTAACAGCGGAAGCTACATCGGCGGCAAGTGCCTCGAAGGCGAGAGCATCGAAATGAAGCCGACCGCAGCTGGTAACTGGAGCGACATCGTCCTGGCAGTTTACGGCGCGAGCCACATCAAGAGCCTCGGCGACCTTTCACCTCTGTACCCGTCGAAACTGCAGAGCTTGTCGCTTTGCCAGAACCTGACCGAGCTCATCCTCGGCAGCAACGCGGAAGGATACAACAACAGCCTTCTGACAAGCATCAGCGACGTCAGCTACCTCACAATGCTGGAGAAGCTGAACATCTGCAACTTGACAGCGCTCGGCGGTACCGTCGACCTTTCAAACTGCGACGTGATCGAAGAGGTCTATGCAACCGGCAGCGCAATCGCGGCCGTCGTATTCCCGCAGGGCGGCTACTTGAAGAAGGTAGAACTTCCCGCAGGAATCACTTCTCTGGAAATCGTAGACCACAGCGAGATGCAGCGCTTCACGATGGAAAGTTATGCAAACATTCTCCGCTTGAGAGTGGAAAACACACCGAACATCGACACAGCTGCCATCATCGCCACCAGAGGCGCCAGCCTGAACAGAATCAGACTGGTAGGCGTCAACTGGACGCTCGCAGACGAAACCGTCCTCCGCATCATTGCTGACGACAGTATGAAGGGCAAGGTTATCGACGCGAACGGCAACGCGGTAGAAGACACCAACAGCTACCCGACCATCACCGGCACGGTAACGATCGGCAGGATCCAGAAGAGCCTGCTCGACAAGCTGAACAGCATCTACCCGAACCTTAACATCAGATACACCACCCTCTACCACGTGGCAACCTTCAAGGACTGGGACGGCAGCGTTCTGAAGACCGAAGAGGTCAACGACGGAGAATCGGCAACCGCACCGGTAGCACCGGAGAGAGCGAACACCGTGCAGTACGTCTACGCCTTCAGAGGCTACGACCTCAACTACGGCAAAATCACAGCCGACACAACCTTCACGGCGCTATACTCGGAGGCTCTGCAGCAGTACGACATCGAATTCAGAGAGAACCAGGGCGACCAGGCGGTGCTCGAAACCGTCGAAGGCGTATCCTACGGTTCCTCGTACACGTACCCCGGCGAACTTCCAACAAGAGAAGGCTACCTCTTCGTAGGCTGGCAGGATGCAGACGGACACGTCTACAACTACAAGCAGCAGATGCCGAATGACAGCGCGAGCATCGACGCTGACGGCTTGCCGGAGGTTATAAAACTCTTCGCAGCCTGGGAAGCGGTCGAAATGCCGGCAACCAGCAAGGCATTCAACCAGCTGACACATGGCGAGCGCCTCTGGTGCGCTATCGCTATTCAGCGAGGCGAAGCCGAGGACTGCACCGTCGTCTACTACAGCGACACCCAGGAGTACATCATCACCAACCTGACGACGCTGGCAACGGTAACCATCGGCGCCGGAGACACCAAGCAGTACACCCTTTATAACGGCGAGACGCTGACACAGCAGGTCGCAGACTTCAATCACGACTTCCTGGACAGCTCGAAGACTGGCAAGGCGGGCATCAGCTACATGATGAAAAACTGCTTGACGAAGACCGGCAACATGAACCCGAACTACAAGCACAGCTTCAACTTCCAGATCGGCGCAGACGAACCTATCGTCAGCGACGACGGAGACTATTCGAGCGCCACAGCAGCCAAGCTGACAAACACCCACGTAGCAACAGCTGACGAAGTGGCGGCAGGCTTCGTAGAGATCAAGTCCCTCGGTCAGACATACCTGGCAGCCATCGAAGTAAACCACGCAGATGGAACCAAGACGACCTGGGCGCTTGACGACAAAGGCTTCTACATCGGAACCGACAGCGACAAGGTCAACGATAAGATCTCGCAGAACACCTGGTACAAGTCCGACACCAACGTGGACGCAGATAACCCGTTCTACAAGATCGGAAAAATGCTGCAGAGCGCTGGCGTCAACATCTTGAGCGCGGACGGCGCCGTCCAGACCGGATGGGACGCAACCCAGTACACCTGGGCGTTTATCATCGGGCAGAGCATGACCTTCGATAACTTCGGAGGAATCAAGTTTGACGCGACAGGAAACGACGACCTCAACGTAGCCGCAAACAACGCCTACAACGGAAACGGCAAGTCGAGAATCGTCTTCTGCTCCGACCACACCTACGACTGGAACAACTTCCTCGAAGTGAGCCAGGGCGCCGTGATTTCTGTACCGGTAATCGAAGGCGACTCCGTAACCGTCAAGGCATACGGCAAGAGCCGAAACGCCGGAGGCTACGAAGCCACCAGAATGGCGAAATGGGCAAACGGTGAATTCCTGGATCAGCTGCCGATCGGACTTCTGAACACCATCATCCCAGTGTACAAAACAAGCTCCATCGGCAACCGAAGCTACGCCGTAACCGGCAAGCAGTACAAGATGTGGCAGGCTTCCTACATTGAGATGGGCAGTAACACGAACGTGTACCCTTACCTGCAGGAAGGCACCAAGTATCCGATCTTCACAAATGACGCATCGCGCATCAAGTACCTGGCAGACGGCACAGGTGCCGTCTGCAACTGGTGGGAGCGCAGTCCTTATCGCGACTAT